GTATATTGTTGGCTCTGATGTATCAGATGACTACTTGAATTATCACATAATACTAGACAACACAATAACACAAGGAGGTGTTGTCAATGAGTGAAAAAAACAGTAGTTTTTTAGGCATACTTGGCGAACTTTTGGTCGTTTTTATGCTTATCGATAAAATTGTTGATTTGTTTTATGATGCAAAAGAAAGGAACAAAAATGAAAAATAAAGAACTTTTTAAAAAGATTTTTAAATATATTTGGTTGATTGTTTACTGGTCTTTTCGGACACTGTGTTTTATTGCCGGATTTCTATTCACTTTGTTTGTTTTGAAGACGGCTGGGGTAATAGGTAAAAAATAAATGAAAGAAAACACGGTTTTTAAGCCCATACAGAGGTTTTTAGCATTTGAGTGGTATCGCCCTACCATACAGAACTAAAATGCCTCTGTAATAGCTTAAAATTAAATAGAGGATTTTTCACTATGAAAAATACGGTCGTATTCTTCTTTGGTCATATCAATGGCAAGTGTTTGGCAGGCGGTTGTTGTCAAATCCCGTTGTGGCGTTTCCTTTGGCTGTTCTACCCAATCATCAGGAACAATCTTGTAGGTTGTTTTATTCCCATTCTTTATAACTATTTCTTTCATAAGGTATGCTATGCCAGTACTAAATAGAGAGTTTCCTACGCCAAATAAGACCCCGTTTCTTTTGAATGTCGTCTACGATGCTGTCCAAAAGAGCATTGAGAGCGGGAATGTCAAACTGGTTTTCAATAGTCCCAATGATATTTATAACATCATTGATAAGATTATAAAGGTTTTTCCAAGCCTGTGTGATGTCCGTCGGCATTGGGGGCATACCCTCAACAACCAATTCCAATATATCTTTTGACTTTGGTGCCGGTTTTTCAAAACCCAAAAATAAATTCTCATTTACTTGGTCTATAAAATCATCTATACCATTAAATACTTCATCGGCTAGAAGATGGTCACTCCAAAATGATTCACCTTTTGCATTATAATGTATGTCCTTTGCATAGAATCGAATTAAATAGAGGGTTTTTAACAGTTCAATCAGTTGTTCCATAATGTTTCTCCTTTTGTATAAGTATAAAATAAATAGAGATTATTTGCAAATATACTAGGTGTTATTTATCCTAAACATACAATGACAATGACAATAACCATCTCTTATGGTATCTTCTTTGCATAACTCACTGCCACAAAATCTATCTGGGTTATTTTTATCACAAGGGCAACGCCTCCAATCATCCATACGAGATTTTAGTTTTGCTACTTTGATAGCGTTGGTATCAAGACCGAAATTTAATTCGTCTGCAATTTTTACCATATTTTCAAGTATTTCTTGCTCGTTCATTTTCTTTCTCCTTAAAATTCATTTTAATCCAGTCTTCCATTTCTGGTTTATGGCGTAGGATAAACTTGATAAGAGTTTCCTTTTCTTTTTCCAATCGGTTACATTTTGTCACCAGTTCGTTTTGTTCTTTATCGTTCATTCTGTATCTCCCTTAAATTCAATACTCTATATTTACCCTCTAAAACCTTTTTAGGCACTTTCTCTAAAATCTCCACATCCTCATTGACTTGCTTTTGTATTTTATCTCCACAACAGCCAACTATTGTGATACGGTCAGAGTTTAGACAGCGTGCGAAATAATATCCGAGTTTAACTTCCTGCATTTAATTCTTTTTCAAAATACTTGTCCACATAAGCCCATTGTTTAATTATAGGTTCAACTGTTTTCCAATCGTAAGAATCACTATTACAGAATAAATAACTCTCTCCAAACTCATCAATCATCATTTGCCCTATTTCAACATCGTTATTTGTCCAAATAATCAGAATATCCTCTCCGACCTTTGGTTTTCTTTTCATACTTTTATGCCAGCGTTTCATTTGTCCTCTCTTGTTATTGTTATTTTTACATTACAAACAATATAAATTAGTAATACAAAAAATATAAAAACACCAAATACCATAGGCAAAATAAAAAACACAAATAAAAACCATTCTAAAAAATTCATTTTTCCAACTCCTGTAAAGCCTCAACAAATCGTCCGTCTTTGATAAGAGCAATCACTTTCTTTCTTTGGTCAAATAATTTACTGTATGCTCTGTATATTCTTTTTATTTCCTTATCTTGCTTGTGTGCAATGGTTTTCCAAAACTCTGGGCTTAATTCTCCATTACAAGCAATACACTCAAATCCACCTTTAATTTCGCCAATTTCTGTCATTTCAAAGCCTCCATAATTTGCCACATTTGGTCTGGTGTTCTGTTATGACCAAAATATACATCTCCACCAATCATATCGGATTCTGCTACAACACAGCCATTTCTACAAAAGCATAAACTGTTCTCTGGATTAAACAAATAAGTTCCTCTAGTAGCATCTGTATATAGATACCCCATCTTTTTAGCTTCTTCTTTTAGTTCATCCCAATTCATATTACATCTCCTCAATTACATCTTTTACTGCCATATACAACATAAACTTGTCTGCTACATACCACAGTTCCAAGTCCTCGTGTTCAATTACAGGCGAAATCCATTCGTTGTAAAAATCCCTGTCCATATTCTTTAACAAGTTATTCCACTCGGCATCTTTGGCTTCTTCGCCACCGTGTCCGTGGTGGTCTGTTTCGAAATATTCCTCTTTGGCAATATCCAAACAACTTTTAATGAACTCTTTTAGCATTTCTTCCCCCATACAAATTCATCATACTCTTTACCACTATCAAAAGTACCCTTTACCCCACAGGCTTCCATTTCCTTTAAAATACCGTCAAAATGAACTTCCTTTGGATAGTGGAACTTAAAATCTTCAATAGCACCCTTTGTTCTAGCAAGCAATCGCTTAAACCTAAACAAATCAGTTTTCATCTCAACAAATCTATTTATATCATCTAATTCCATTGCAAAATCCTTTCAGTTTAATATCAGAACCATCTCTGATAACCCCCTTATACCATACTTTTATTGTAATGTCAAGAACTATTTTAATAAAAATTAAAAATAATTTTAACATTTGTGATAAAAGCCTTATAAAATAAGGCTTTATTTATCGCATAGTTTTTCGTATTCAACATCCTTTTTTGTGTTTCTATCTATGATTTCAATGGTTTTCTTATAAACTCTGATAACCGAATCGCTTATAGTGTCATATCCGGCTTCTATGTTTTTCAAATACTGCAATGAAAAACCACCAAAGTCTGCAACCATCCTAAGTGGTATTTTCCTAGAACGTCTTTTAAACTTCCAATGCTCCATCAGAGCTAACTTTTTATCATTCGGCTTACGCATCTGCAAAATTCCTCGCTTTTATATTTATGTCGTAAATTTTACCCTCTAGCATTAAAAATGTAGAAAAGTCATTACTTTTTTCATTACACATACAACCAACAATGACGGCTAACATATCCTCAACCGTCAACTCATTCCCCTCGTTAATCCATCTCTGGAAGTTTTCTATTCTCTCTGTTTTATCCATATTATCTCCAATTAAAAAGGTGGGCGGGGTTCCATGTAATGCGTGTTATAGAACAGAAGGAGTTTCTTTTCCCCGCCCATAAAGTCCGTATGTCTGTATAATTATCGCCTTTTATGTATAAAAATGAAATATCCATAAAAAGGGTGCAGCGACAAGCATTATACATTTAGACCCATACGGTAGCCTTGAAAGGACGCACCCTAAAACTTAAAAAGGTATATCGTCATCAGCTAAATGCGTGTCCCATCCTTCTTGTACTTGCTTTTTCTCTTCTGGCTTCTGCTCACGCTTTACGCTCTTACAACCAGAGATTACTGGCTTACCTGTTTTTGTCGTACGTTTCCACCCTGCCAACGGTATTTCTTGTCCGTTGATGTAGATAGTACCACTCACGGCCGGTCTATTACCTTGTGCACCCTCGTTGATAAACAACGTAAAGTCATAGTCTTTCTTCTGATATGCCATTATTTTACACCTTTCTTTTTATTCTTACCAACATATTTCCCACTCTTTACGTACTTTCTCTTTTGGGTTTTATACCACGGTTCTACATCGTATAATACCTCAACAAAAGTATAGCACTGACATTGTGGCTTACAAAACAATCTTTTCAACCAATTAAACATATTTTTCTCCTTTACATAAAAAATCTAATCTTTTTGTACCAAGGTTCTTTAATCAACCGATACCTAACATAACGCACTGGTTCACCATAACGATTACGAGCATATACCCACTCATTCTCAATATCGTACCCCATCTTGCGAAGGTCAAATATCTTCGCTGAAAGCCTTGTTATACCATATTCCTTAATAGCTTCCCAAGTGGTTATTCCTCTGTTGTCATTTAAATGACGCAATACTCTATCAACCTGTGTTATTTTCCGTTTTCCCATTTGCCCCTCCCTTTCTTTAATAGACTATGGAATCTTTTTCAAGTTTATCAAATATCTCAAGCATCTCTAGGCACTTGGCATCTTCATACTTGTTCGCAACCGCTTCTTTCATAACACTATTGAAACGTGTTTCCAAATCATAACTCCACTTCGGCGTTCCTTTGAAGTAAGCATACATCTTTGAGAATCGCTCTTCAAATGCTTTCTTGTTAGCCTCTCTTGTTTCCTTCGCCTTTTCTGCCGGAGTTTTATCATCTTTACCGTGAGTGTTTGTAGCGTCTGCATCCTTTGTGTCATCAATGCAGAACAAACCATTCAAAGCGTATTTACGAGCATAAGAAGATGTTGCACCAGTGATTTGAGAATCATCCATCCCCTTCTTAGCTTCTGCCTCACGAGCAAACGCACTGTTTGAAATTACATCCTCTCCATCAGCCAATGTTGCTGTCGCCTTTACATAAACTCTATCCCCAATGACAGACATATCATCACTCACAGTTAAAACAACACCGTTCTTTAACAACAGTGGCTTTACTGCCTCCATAATATCTTCGCAAGACCGATAGTTATATCCACCAAAGTTATTCCTCTGGTTCTTTGGAGCTTTTAACTCTGACTGAATATTCATTAAAGCTTCATAAATGTGTTTCATTTTATATTCCTTCTGTTATACCGATTCGCATATATTGCCTTTCGGAATAACTACCATATACCATACTTTTTTGATAATGTCAAGAACTTTTTTTATTTTTTTATACATTTTTTATAACTTTTTTGTTTTAAGCCACAGAAATCTCTACTCTTGGGTTGTCTTTATCTACCTCATATTCCCTAAAAACAGGTAGAATTTCGTCTGCATTATCATCAATTATCCAGTTGTGCTTTACCATTAAATCTAAAAGCGATTGTATTATGTTTACATAATCAAACCTACGCTTTGTCTTTCTGTATATTTTAAACGCTATTTTTAAAGGTTTTCTGTTTTCTAATTGCGATTCGCACTCGGAAACAAAAGCATCCCTTAGTTCTTCCATTTGTGGAGCAAATTCTTTTTCTCCCCTTTGGCATTGTTTAGACTTCAACACCAAGGTTCTACCTCGCATATTTACAACTTGTCTGCTATTCTTACTACTATAAAGTTCCCCATACAATGTAATCATAATTTAACATTACCATTTTTTACTTGACTTGTCAAATGATTTTATTTTATAATTACATTGGGAGAAATGAAATGAGTACAAAAAAAGAAACGCTCGTTGAACGCATATACAGAGAAGTTATGCAAGACCTAACACGAATCGAAGGCGAAGATTACGAAGAGTATATGGAAGCCGTACGATACGAGGTCAATGCAAGGCTCCAAGATATGAGAGAAAACGATATGTTTGTTGCAAGTGTCAGATACGATTAGGTATTTGATATTTTTTTTTATTTAATTTATAATAGGAATTAGCGGCAGTTCCTACCCCATCTCATTCTGCCGTTAGAGCCCAACTTTTGATGTGATTTTCCTCCGGGCTCCGCCCAGTCTTTTACAATTTTTTTCAGCTGGGCGTATTTTTTTCTTGACATTTATGAAAAAGTATGGTAAAGAGTGGTTGTTAATGGTAAAGAATACCCACCATTTGACAAGCGTATAAAAAGATGGTATTATAACAAATGTAGCGATTCGCTATAAGGAGAAAGTGTAAAATGACAGAAGAAGAGTATAACAAAGCTTTCAACTCGTTGATTAGGTCAATTTCAGAACTATTAGAGGTTTCTGGGAATTATGACTTAGTTCGTGTTGTTAAGAAAAAGTTGTTTGATTTTTCTGATAAAATTAAAGGAGAAAGTGATTATGATTATACAAGAGAACAGAAATAAGGCTTTTTGGGTTTTCCCAAATATGAAAGAGTGCGTAGATTTACTCCCCCCAAGGCTCCGTGGTCAAGCCTGGGAATTGATAATAAATTACGCATTTGGTGACGATAATTGTGAACGAAATTGTAAAAATAATAAAGTTTTGTTTGCTTTTCGTTCTATGAAGCCATTAATAAGATTGAGAGGAATTGCTGGTAGCCAGAACGGAAAATCTAATAATCCCAGTGGTTTATCAAAAAATAAACAACCTAATATAGGCGCTAATATAGGTGCTAATATAGGGGCTATTCCTTTAATAACAGAAACAGAAACAGAAACAAAAGAAATATATAAAGAAAGTGACGCATCTGCCGATGCTACTGATAGTCAGATTAAGGTATTTATAGACCGTTGGAATAAGGGTATTGTTTCTTACGGTGTACCAAAGATAATGGAATTCAGTGAAGCGAGGCGGTCTAAATTAAAGAAGCGTTTTCTACAAGCAAAGAGATATTTTCCCGACCTAGATTATTCTGATGCTGTTTTTAAGATAATATCAGATTCTTTTTCAAACAGCAGTTTTCTCAGAGGAGAAACAAAATCAGGTTTCAAGTTTGGAATAGATTTCGTATTGCAAGAAAGTTCTTTCATAAAAATGTATGAAGGATATTACAACGATAAAGAATAAACAGAGGGGTTTTGAAATGATTAGAAATAAATTACAAGAATTAGGGTTCAATCTAAAATCTTATTTGCCTGGTAAATATGACTGTGAGTGTCCATTTTGTTCAGCAGAAAGAAAAGCAAAGAACAAGCATAAAAAGGTTTGTCGTGTTTGGATAGAAGAAGATACGGCAAGTTATAATTGTGTTCACTGCGGTGCTAAAGGTTTTGTTCACGAAGACAAACCAGTAAAAAAGATTAAAAAATATGTTAGGCCAGATATAAAGGTTGTGAATAATCTTGGTTCTAAAGCTGAATTATTTTTTAAAAACAGAGGGTTGTCATTACAAACAGCAAAGGACTTAGGAGTTTTTGTATCAACTAAGTTTGGTAAGCCTATGATGGCATATCCATATTTTAAAAACGGTGTTATAGTAAATGTCAAATACAGAGGTATTGAAGAAAAATCTTTTATCCAAGAGAAAGATGGAGAACCAGTCCTTTACAATTACGATAACTGTTTTGGGGATAAAGAAATAATTATTGTAGAAGGAGAAAATGATGTTTTGGCTTTCAGAGAGGTTGGTATTAAAAATGTTGTTTCAATACCGTCTGGTTCTGTAAATCAAGAAATATCTTCAGATGAAGAAAGTTCTAAATTTGATTTCATTAAAAACAGCCAAGCATTGTTCGATAGTTGCGAGAAGATAATTTTGGCGTTAGACGCAGACACTGCTGGTCAGTCGATGACAAAATCTCTTATAGATAGATTGGGTAGAGCAAAATGTTATATTGTAGATTGGTCTGTTTATGATGTAGATGGTAAGGACGCAAATGACTTTTTAAAACAAGATAAAAACATATTACAGGATGCAATAAATAATGCAAAGCCTGTCCCATTGAGAGGTATTGTAAGGGCGGGTGATGATTTAGATGACTTTGAAGAATATCTTTTAAAAGGAACGGCGAATGCAATATCAACGGGGTATGAAAATCTTGATAAGCTAATAAAGTTTGAGTATGGTAATTTTATTACGGTGACTGGTTATCCCGGAAGTGGTAAAAGTAATTTCGCAACATCTCTTGTTTATAATCTTGCTAAAAAATATGGTATTAAAAGTTTATTTTGTGCTTTTGAAAACAGCCCTAATCAATTAAAGAAACGTTGGGGGCAAATGATGTTGGGAAAGCCAACAATAAACGCAACAGAAGATTTGTTATGTGAATTAAGACCGCATTACAAATTTATGAATGACCACTTTTTTATCTTACAAGACTTTACAACAACTCTCACTGTTGATAACATTATTGAAATGGCAGAACAAGCAATAATCCAACACGGAATAAAATGTATGATTATTGACCCACTAAACAAAATAGAATTTACAAAAACAAAAAACATAACAGAAGATATTGGGAGTATGTTAAATAAACTAATATGTTTTGCTAAGAAATATAAAATTCTTTTGTTTTTAGTGGCCCATCCAACAAAACCAGCAGAAAAGGGGAAACTTGGTTCACAGTCAACACCAAGTGGGTTTGATATATCTGGTAGTGCAAATTTCTTAAATATGTCTGATGTAGTTATAACTGTTCATAGAAAACAAGACGAATATGGAAACAAAGGGAAGAAAACAAAGGTTCTTATTTCAAAGGTAAGAGATACTGATTATGGCCACGAAGGCAGTTGTTATTTCCACTATGATGTCTATGCAGGTAGATACAATACAGTGACAAAAGAAGATTTTGAAGCAGAAAAAGTACAAACAAGTTTTCAATCAATATAAGGAGAAAAATATGATTACAAATGAAGATAATGTTTTAATTTGCCCATTGTGCGGCTCTGAATATACACATTTTATCAAATGGAAAAAGTATTATGGTAAAGATGGAAGATTATGTGTGAAACTTTTGTTCTTTTGTGAAGAAGGACACGATTTTTGCATTGATTTTAAGCAACACGAAGGATTTACTATTGTTTCGGAGGAAGCCGTTTGAAAAGTATTGTAAAAAAGATAATAATGTGGTTATATTGTTATCATATAATTCCTTTCTGGTTAACAGAAGTAATAATAAAACACTTAAAAGAGGATTAAAAATGAAAAGAGGGGATAAAGTTTCATTCAAAATAGCGATGTACCCATACGAAAGAGAGGGTATTATCGTTAAGACCTGTAAGGTTCACAGCATTGTGAAAGTTCAATATCCGAGCAAGTATATGCTATTTAAAAAGAAAAACACAGAATTAAGAAAGGGGAAATAGAAATGGATGTTCTGTATATTTTGTCAAATCAATCGACTGAAAATAATGAGGAGCTTAAATATTCGCTCCGTTCTTTGGAGAAGTATGGGAAAGGAGTTGACCGAGTATTTATCACCGGCTTTTGCCCAAACTTCATAGACAAAAAGAAAGTGATACACCTACAATGTGACGACCCATACTGCCGAAACTTAAACCACTTCTACAAAGTTTATAACACATTTATTGCCACTGATATTTCTGATAACTGTTTACTGATGTATGACGATATATTCTTTTGTGAACCTGTTGATTTAAATAAATATCCGTGGTTCTGTAATGGAGATTTACCTAAAGAACCAAAGAACTCTTACGAAAAGGGATTAACAAACGCAAGAAAGTGGTTAGAAGACAGAGATATGGGCATATTAAACTTTGCTACACATACACCCTGTACATACAACCGTTTGTTTTTCTGTGGCCTTCAATCTATCTTTAATGGCTTGAGAGATGATGTTGTTGGTATGTCTGTAAGAGCCATCTATGGAAATCAGTTTGCAGATAACTTCCAAAGAATAAAAGAAGATGTTAAGATTAGGACAAACAGGATGAGCCTAGATGGCGTTGTAAAACAAACAAAATGTTTCTCGACTGGAGATTTTACATACAACACAGCAAAACAATGGCTACACGATAACTTTATGTGGAGGTCAAAATGGGAAAAATAAGCATTATCCTTTCTTGCTATAAACCAAATCTTGAATACTTAAAAGAACAGATTGATTCCATTATAAATCAAACTGAACAAGACTGGGAACTTTTAATATACAACGATGGCCAAGAAGATAACGAAGAGTTTGAGCATTTTATTCACAAATACACTCTAACAAAAAATGTTTATTATTATGATGAGGGGCATCTTGGTTGCACAAAAGCATACAATTATTTGTTGCAACGAGCTAATGGAGAATATATCTGTATGTGTGACCACGATGATATATGGGAGCCCAGAAAACTTGAAATTGAAAAGAAATACCTTGACGAGCACCCTGATGTGGATTGTGTGTTTGGATGGCTTCATTGGTTCGGTGATAAAGAAAAGATAGAAACTTTCCACATATCAGATGAAGACATTTCAAAAGAACTCTATTTTTGGCAACCAATAAAGAACCCAACAGCGATGTTTAGAAAAGATAGGTTTGGCGAGTTTGATGCACCGTTTGATAAGTGTATGGACTTTTGGTTTTGGGCTAAACATAAAGACCGCCATTACCACCTGATAGAAAAGGTATTGGTTAATTACAGACGACACGCCGGAGAAATAACAAAAGATAAAACATCGTTTAGGTTAAACAGTGCTAAGGTTATACAACATAGCCTTGAACAACGTTTCCCAGATAAAGAATTCCCATTGGAGTTATGTGAGAAACTTGATAGATATTCTAAAAAATATGACGAAACTTTAAAAGAAGAAATAGCGAGGGAAATATGGAAATAGTTTATTGCCTAGACCAAAATTATGTACCTTATGCAGAAATAAGTATTAAATCTGTTAAGAAATATAATCCGACAGCAAAGATTATTATTGTTTCAGAAGAACCGATAACAGGAATCGGTGAGGACGAAAACATTATTATTAAACTGCCCAGAACCTTTAGAAACAGAGGTATTGGTGACCGTATTACAAACACAGCATATCTTAAATTATTCTTACCAGATTTGCCATACGATAAAGTTTTATACATTGATGGTGATGTTATCTGTCAAGCACCATTAAATGATTTATGGAAAACAAAATGTAATTACATTGTACTTACAGAAAGCCACAACTTTGGGTTGCAACAAGCACAAGCATTAGGTGTAGAAAAGTATGGATTAACAGGTATGATGTTAATGAACCTTAAAAATTTAAGAAACACAAATTTTACTGGTAGATGCCTTGAAATAGAACAGTTATTACCAACTCCATCAACAGGTTGGCAACACGATGAAACTTGTATAAATGTAGCACTTCAAAATAAACTACAATTCACAGATAAAAAGTTTAACTATTGCATTAACAGAAAATACGATGACCCAATCAGAGAAGAAGATGCTGTGTTACTCCATTATGTTGGACGACAGAAAGATTTAATGAACCCACAATACAAAGGAATGGATGCTTTGCTAAACAACATTAAAGGTAAAAGGGTAGCCATTGTTGGAAACGCCAAGTCTATCTTTGATAAGAAAAACGGTGATTTAATAGATAGCCACGACTTTGTTATCAGGTTCAATAACGGATTTACAATTAAGCCAGAAAGTCAGGGAACCACAACAACAATGGTTATGCTTGCTCTAAATATGCCACCAGAAAAGCTAGACCTATATCACGCAAAATGGATTGTAAAC